GGCGCTCCCTCCATCGACTTCTTAAGTGCCCAGGCGGTGACGGCTTTTGGAGGACGTGCCAAACCATCATCCCAAACCTTCCACGTTCCCTTCTTGTTGGCACTCTGACGGGCCAACTTTGAAGCGGTCTTGAGCACATACTCACACTTCTCATGAACTACCGTTCCACGATCACACGCAATTTGTCTTTGTAGGTCACTGCCTGGCTTCTTTGACCATCGCGCCAATGCATCCTTCTGACTGGTAGGAGCAGTGTGTTTCAAAATGTGAGTCACAGAGTGATACTCACGATCCTCTTCGTCCCGATAAACCCTGAAAGGACCGGAGTTGTCTTGCTCTAAATGCCACCTTCGTAGTGTTGCCAGCTTGTCTTGGGTGTCATCCGGCATGTTTCTCCAGCCATTTCTTTGTTAATAGGTTGATCTTTGGCTGTACCAAATGGAAACTGGACACAATCGAGCTGTGCTCCCCAAGATCAATTCGTATACAGCCATCCTCCAAAACCGTAGTTACAGGCTCTGGTATTAGAAAGACTTCTAGGTCTTCAGCCATTCAAGGCATAGGTATCCAAAGTTAGTGTACAGCTAAACAGAAGCTTTGCCAACATAAACCGGCTGAACCCATCTAACGACTTGCTTGGCCCTGCCTTCACCGCACCAGTATCGGTGCCAATGACCCTTACGCCAATGCGCCCTTACTGGACGACCGGCGTCCTTAGCGAACGGCTCATGATCAAAAACTTTTTTATGCTTAAAAGCACTGCCAAGCCAAGTGATGGGAAATGGATTTTTATTAGAAGATTTTTGCTCACGGCTTACAGCAAACGATAAGGATTGTTCTTCTTGAATTAAATGACGCTCATAATTGTATAAAAGAATCACGTTTTTAGCAATCTTCATCATTTTTTGACAAGTTTTTTCAAACTTTTTTTCATTAACAATGTAGTTCAAGGGATCATAGCGAATGTCAACGTGGGTAGTCGGATGCTGCCAGCTTTTTGCATTAATATACTTAGACTTGTCTGAGTAACCCACAACCCTAAGTCCTTCGCCTGAACTCATCAAAGAGATTTCTGTGCCAAAAAGTTGATTTTGAAGTTCTTTTAATCTTGAACAGTAAAACTCTTCATTGACAACCAAAAGGTAATAAATGCAATCGTTTTCGTCTCCTTTGATAAGATTCAATGGCAGCATGACAAACAGTGCGTCAAGAACCTTGTTTGGCCGCTGCATTGCATCGATGTCAGTTAAAAGAAAAGCCTCAGCTAGCTCCTTCCGAAGGAAAACAGCAGGAGCGTCAACTTCTACGGCTGCCCTGCCGCAAAGGTGTGCCTCAAGGTGGTAAGGATCACGGACATGGATAGCAGCGTCAAAAGCGTCTTCAAGACAAACAGCTCCGCCCATAAAAACAGCATCCTTCCAGTTTTTATAGCCATTAGGCGATTTATACTTCCAGTGAAATTTTTTCCAAAACTTGCCTTGTTTGACTTCATGGCAGAACTCTGCATTTAACTTTAATTTTTTAAAAGAAATAGACATTAGTTTTTTTAAAAAGTGTGTAAAAAGTTTGCAAAAATTGTTTGAAGCGGACTTACAGACGTTCCTGCCTTGACGGTGGCATGTCGGTTCCATAGAGACCTGTACCAACACCGTTCCAAGACTGGAATCCATATCTGCAATCTGGTTGCGATGGGTGTCGAATCCAATTAAAAGCCGCCTGGCCTAGCAGCTTCCACAATCGATTGCGGACAGGCAGGATTTCGGCCTAGTCTAAAACCTAGTCCTGCCGCTCCAAATGATCAGCCTGCTGGATTGAAAGGATCCTTGGCTACGAGCAATTGCTGTAGATCAAACCCTTTCTCTTGGACTTTTTCCCAAGCAGCTTCCATCTTGTCGTCAGAATGCTCTTCGTCATCGCGAGGAACGATAAGAAGCTCATAACGAGTCATGTCAGCCTGGATTTTACTTAGCTCAAAGTCCCAGCTCAAAAGATTCTTAGAATACTTTCGATTAAGACCATACTTAATAAACTGGCGACCCAAAGAAACGTGGGAAACTTCAAGAACTTGAACTAAATCTAAGTCCCAGTTGTAGATTGGCCAGGTTAAGCATTCCACGGGCTTTCTAGGGCCATTTTTGTCAAAATTAAGAGACTGAGTGTAGTTGGCACCAAGCTCTTCATCGATGTCAGCCTGAGAAGGTTGAGAAATAAAACGGAAGGGATGGCCATTGCCTCCTTCTACAGGGTCGCCCCAAACGAGCCACCAGCTCGCTGGATCTTCTTCTAAAAGTGCAAAGTTTGCAGGCTTGCCTTTTTCTAGCTTGTTGTAGCGAAGATAATTATCCTTTGAGGAATTACCTTCGGCCTGTTGCTCCATTAGCTGGAGGAATGTTGACGAGACTTTCACGTAGAAATTACGGGATGGGTTTTCGCATCAGTTGCCTGATGTCTTCCAATAGTATACGATCATGGCCTAGCCGTCAAGTCGGGCTAGGATAAAAAAAAATCCCCTGAGCGAAACTACACTCAGGGGACAGGCAGGTTTGCCGACCCACACTCCCATATTACATGAACTTTTTCGATTTCGTCAACACTCTGCCTTCAGGGCTGGTATACGCGCCGATATATCGCAAAGGCGCTCCAATGGCCTTCGGTAAGCCCGCAACCGGAAAGAACCCCCTAGAAGCCAGCTTTGATCACAAGTTCGGGCCAGCTGATGTCGCCCTTGCGTGCCAAAAGAACCCTGACCTTCAAGCTGTTGGAGTCTTTACCGGCATTAGAGGTAATGGCATCGTCATCCTTGACGTTGACTATGGCCTCAAAAAGCTCCTCAAGACCTGGGGCCATACGCTCCACAATGCCCCTGTCATTACTTCGACCAGGGTCAATGCTGCCAAGTACCTGTTTCGCGTTCCAGAAGAACTATGGAACGTCGTAGAAGGCCGAGGGCTTAGTGATGACCACCCGGATTACGAGATCCTCTGGAACTCCAGGAAGCAGGGCGTCATCTTTGGTGCCTACCCAGGTGGCAAAACCTCTCAGCCTGGTGAATATAAAATCGAAGGAGATCTCAACTCAATTCCAGTAGCTCCAGACTGGTTATTGGCGGAAATGAGACAGCCGCCAAAAACTATGGTTAAACGTGATCTTGACTTCTCCGATAGAACCGCAGATGAAGTCTTTGAAATCATCAAAGATTGTCTGGACGTAATCCCCTGCAAAGGCAAAGGGTCTAGAGATCATTGGGTCAAAATTGGCATGGCAATTAACTCTGCCTTGCCAACTGAAGCTGGCTTGATGCTTTGGTCTGCTTGGTCCGCAGAAGATCCTGACTTCGCCTCTGAATGGCAAGACTCAGATCCTTGTAGAGATGTCTGGTTTTCCTTCAAAGGTGGTGCTGTAGGTATTGGAACTCTGATCTGGTTGGCCGATAGAGAAGACCCAGAGAGGCATCGATTTTCGGAAGACGCAAAAAAAATCGTAAAAGCCGCTGACGAACGCAAGGTTCAAGAAATTCGTACCGCAACTCTTGACTTCCATGAAGTCATGAAACGCGCCAAACAAATACTTGATCTTGATAATCCTGCTGAAGTCAACTACAAGCTCAATACTCTCGCTCTTCAGGCTGGTTACAGAGATCAAGGCGCTTTAGAGCGTTTGATCGTTGATCAGCTTCAGTACGAAAACAAGAAAGACATCCTGACCTTGCCTGAACTTATGGAGCTGGACACTCAACGTGAATACCTCATCCCTGATGTCCTTCCTCATCCCTCTGTCGTCTTGATCTATGGCGCTGGTGGTGATGGCAAGTCAATGACGGCTTGGGCTATCGCCAAACACGTTTCCCTTGGCAAGCCGTTCCTTGTCAGAGGCAATCACGTTCCAGTGCAACAAGGGCCTGTATTGCTGCTCAACGGTGATCAGTCGCTTATGCAGATCAAAGAGCAGCTAGAGGAGGTTGATTATCCAATCGACGAGGACACAAGGCTCCTGACTGACTGGCAGCTTCAACGCTATGCACAGTTCGTCAAGCTGATGAACAAGCATCAGCCCAAACTGGTTGTCATCGACTCCCTCATCGGTTGCTCTGGTGGACGGGCTTTTGATGAAAACAAGTCTGAGTTTGCTCAGCCCCTCTACTGGCTTACCAAAAACAACGGCATCCTCTTCCCGGCGACAACAATCCTTATCGTTCATCACGCCAACAAGAACGGTGGCTTCAGAGGCACCTCAGCCATCCGTGACGCCGTTGACGAGACTTGGGCGCTTAGACAGCCTACTGACGAGGAGAAACGCTCTGTAGGGGCTCACAGCCGCCTCATAACCATCGAGAAGTCACGGTCTGGACGTTCCAACACCCAGCTGGTCATGCAGATGAACGATGACCTCTCCTTCACCGTTTCTGACTTCACCCCAGCCGTTGACGAAAAAGACACCTCTCCTGCTTCTGTCACCGGAAGAGTCCTTCAACGCCTGGTTGCTGCTTGGCCAGACTCACGCTCCAGGGAAGAACTCCTCTACGACTCCCTGATTCGTGGGTCTTCAGCCGCTATACGTAAATCGCTCCAAAGGCTGGAAAAACGAGGACTCATTGTCTCAACCGTTCCAGAAGCATCTCAAAGTAAGAGCTATAAAGCTGTTCTTGCGCGTGGAGAGGGTTCAAAAGTGTCCCATAACCCTATAGATCCCAGTCCTGGAACGGAATCTACCCTGGGACACAAGCCTGGGACAACGCTTACTTGTCCCACCCTTTTAGAGGGTTCAGTTGAGATTGTTGTTGGAGCGGATGACTTGGGACAACCCTAGTTGTCCACCCCCTGTGTCCCACCTCTTTTTCACTGCTATCACTGCGTTTTGGGGCGGTTGGGACATATACGGCATCTATACGCGCGTGAAGCATGAATTGGACTGAGATTCTTAAGGCGGGTGGAGTAGACGAGCCACCCGGCTACCTTGAAACACTTGAAGCCATTGCTCAAAAACCGTATGTCAAACCGTCTCGTAAATCACACAAGTCGCCTAAGCGCCGAGTAAAGTCTTCTCATGAAAGAAATCAGAGTCCGCCTCTCAGAGCCTCTAATAGCAAGTCTTGACAGAGAAGCTCAAGCTCGGAAACTAACCCGCTCAGATGTAATGCGCGAAAGACTTTCTGACACCCCCTCTTGCGAGCCAATTTCTCCTGATGTTTTTTATCAAACTGTTAACAGGGTTCGTCGCAAGATTGGCAACATTCTTACGAGAAGTCAGGCTGAAAACGTTGTCGCCGCCTGCCTCATCGAGTTCAAATCACTGGAACCCAGTCAATAAGCTAGTGAACGTTTACTACTGCCAAAGCGATGACAACTCACTGCCTCTGGCCATAACTAGATATACAAGTTATGACCAAGAAGAAAAGGTGTTGTGCGTTGAGCAGGTTATTTACGAAAATGACGTAACTTACTTCCAAGAGCAGATAACAGCAGCTCTAGAATGTGGTGTCGATGTCTCAATACTTTCTGCTTATCCAACCTCTAAATTTCCAGTCCTAACAGCATTAATAGAAGGCCTATGAAGTTCAAGATCTTTCAGAAGCTGGGTCGCTGGGTTGTCGTTGACTCCAAGTCTCAATTAACTTGCCATACAACTCTTACTGGAGCGATGGACTATGCCTGTTCCCAAAACAGGAAGGCAGATCAACCTGGAGCGCCTGCATCAAGCAATTCGTACAGCGACAACAGCTGATCTTCAACGCGCTGCAATGTTCCTGGAAGGAGCTAGACAAGTTAGAAGCGGTTCTAAGGTCCAACGTTCCAACAGCAGAAAAGCTCAGTCAACTGCTTGGAAGAAGAATGTTGACGACTCATTAACATGGTAACGTTGTTGTACTAACTGATTGAAAATGACCTCGAAGCACGGTAGCCGGGTTTACGTTCAAGTTCTTTTGGAACCCAACCGCGGCAAGCTTTTCCTAGAGGACGCTGAAAGGCTCAATAAAAAACCATCAGCTCTGATGAGAGAGATCGTATATCAATACATCAGAGAGATGAACTCTGAGCAAGAGTCAGAAGCCGCAATCAAAGATCAGCAAGTTTGGCAAGCAGCTGTCCAAGCCCGACTAGACGGTCGAGCACGTAATAGAGCTAAAGCCTTAAAGACCTCTGATCAGTCCGAACAAGCTGCCTGAGCATCCATTTCTGAAATCCGATTGACTGCCTGACATAGCAACTTGCGCTGATGCCAGTTCTGACGTACCAAAGCAGCGCATAAGCCTTGGATTTCTTCAATGTCCTCAGTGTTGTGAATAGAGCGAACCGAACGCTCCATCATCAGCTCTTCATGGAGCGTCAGCTCTGCGATCATCCACTGCATGTCGTCCATTGATGCGCTCCACCGACTCCAAGATCTTGCGTTCCTCAGAGTAAGGACGCCTAGCCCGAATGTAATCATGGAACGTAGGAACCAGCCACTCCTGTGGTGGCCAACAGTTATCCCAATTCACCGGCTTGGCGCAATTGACAACAACTGTTGACCAGAAGGCAATCAGGTACGACCAAAGCCAGTAAAGACCCATCAGGCAGCAACAGACGGCATGACCCGTAAATGGTTGTTGTAATTACCTGTTACCGCATAGCTGATGTCTGGCACGTTGCTCATTCGATGGAAGACCATCTGCCCAATCTTCAGATTGGGATACAGATGCAACCCGTGATAACGACGCTCATTGGTTAATTCCAGCGTCAAGCGACTTCCATGCCAACCTGGATCACACCACCCCGCCAGCAAATGATTAAACCCTGCCCTCGCACGGCTTGACTTCAAAACAAACTGAGCCGAGATGTCGTCAGGCAGATTAAACGTCTCAATCGTTTCTGCTAGTACAAATTCACTAGGCGCTAAATAGTAGGGATCCTCCTCTGTCCTGTCTGAAATATCAATCTCGATCAACTCTCGTTTGTCAGAAACCTCAATCATCAACCGATGACCTAAGCGAAGATCCAAGCTTGCTGGATTCAATAGCTCTGGAACGAAAGGCCAAACCATCTGATGGCTATCGCAAAGAGATCTGATCTCCCAATCGCACAGAACCGCCATACAAGCCAATTAAAACGTCAGCTTACTCATCATCAACCAAGATCACCCAGCCCGTTCCAGAGCCTTCAACCTCCCAACGCTGCTTAAATGCTTGCCGTGACACCTTGACGTTTTTGCCGCCATATTGACTTGAGTGACCACCTCTTTCTATGTCTGGCGTCCCCCTTGGGTCGTGCATAATCCAATCGTCTTTATCGAAACCAACAACGACACTCCAATGACCACAGCCATAGCTGTTGCACATCGGTGGTTCGCCTCTACTCATGTCACCGTGATGAAGCCAACCCACCATCACCGGACGACCTGCCGCTAACTCGGCCTCAAGCAAACTCCCGTCACCGTCTTGCCTAAATTCTGCATGTAAACCCAAGCTTCTCAACGCACGAATCTGAGCATCAATACTGGTTGTATCACCAAACCGTTCCCTGGTCCTGTTGTATTCATCATCAGTTTTTACCTTTCCATAAAAGGCAGCAACCATCGCAGCAGAAGAACTGAAGCATTCCCTGTAACCGCTGCCGCTTTTGTTGTCTAGCTGGTGAAAGTAAGGCACATGGGTTTGCTGAGCTATTCCGCTAGCTTTCCAAGCCTCGAACCAAGCGGCATCCTCTCTCAGCAGCTCTTCAGGTAACGCATCCTCAAACTCTTTTATGGCAGCCAACTGATGGGGATCTCCCGGCTTGAAGTGCGTGAAGAAAGGCAGCAACGTGAGCACCATGAAAAAGCGATTCATCTGCTCAACGCCGGTTTAGGACAGCTTGAACGTTGAGATGCGGCACCTGCATGGTAGCCGGATAGAAAAAAGAAACCACCGCCCCCAACAACGACAGCAGTTAACGTTCCCAAAATAAAAAACCCGCTGACCAAGACCCAGGCGGGCTCCGTTTTCATTTCTCAACCCTGTCTTGAGGAAACAGATTCTTGCTCACGTATTCACAGACTTGATCGTCGATCGTGTTATCCGTGCTCTTGGCATAAGCCTGAAGCAAGTCAAGAACCAAAATCTTGACAGCTTTGCTCTTCAAGAACGAAAACAATATTGGACGAACTAGAAACAACATGGTGAGCTTGGTTATTGGCCAAAGTCTAGTTCCGGTCGCTATGGCCCTCAAGCCTTGCAACTGACCGTTCCAACTCACTGATCCTCGCGAAAATCTCCTGATCCCTCAGCCTGAGATCAGTGTGGAGAACGTCCATCCTGGTAGCTAAATTGTCAACAGCTGAAGTCAGCCTTACCAACGAGTCCCGACCTGTTTGGCTCTGACGGCTTGCGCCCGCAATCGCCAAACCGCCAACACCGATTGACGCTCCAGCAACAGCAGCAAAAACCTCGACCACCACTCGACCAAACATTTCGACTAATCATGGCAGACTCACAAGAAAATCATGACGAGAAAGAAGGAGTCTCAGTTGCAGACCTTGTCAAATGCGCTGTTTTGGTTTGGAGCGCAACATTACTGACCGTTTCTTATTTAGGGTTCTTCCCTCAAATGAAAATGGACAATACGTTCGTGGCAAGCCTTTTAACAGGTGCAATGGCAAGTTTTGGCATTGAGCGTAAATCCGGTAATCAGCAGAAGAAGACACCACCTAAAGTCGAAACACCTACTAACACGCCTGCAAAATGAAACGGCTTGCCTTATTAACGATTGCTCTGGCATTTGCCCCAGCAGCCCACGCCGACATCACAAGCAAGATTCAGTCCAGCATTCAGCTGACTGTTGACGGGGCTGCCTCAGCTGCTCAAAAAATTGGATCAACTTATTCAATCCAAGGCTCAAACGTCACACTGGACACAGCAGGTGGCTTGTCAGCCCTATCCGCTGGTTCTGCTGTTGGATACACCCCAGCTGACTACAGCGTCACAACTGCGGGTGATGCCTTCTCTTTTACGGAAACATTCCTCGAAGGCGATGACCTTTTAGGCGCTTCAAGCGTCACAACAACGACCGGCAACGTTGACAGCTTGCCAATGTATGGCTTGACCACCACAACCTCAGGCGGTGTTGCTGGATCGCTTTCTGGAACAATTGACTCTAGTCATGCTCTAACTATTAGCCCTGGAGCTGCTGGAACGTCTGCTATTGGTCAAGTCATCACCGAGCTAAAAATCGACTGATGAGATTCCTACTCTTATTGCTTTTCAGCTTGGCCGGAGATGCTCTGTTTTTCACCAAGCCGATTGCAGCCGTGCCTGTCGTTCCAAACTTCTCGACAGGCAGCATGACCACACATACGGAAACAACCAGTAACGTCACAGAAACAATTGTGAGCGAGTCTTACGAAACAGGTTGGCAATATTCTGTTAGTGGCACCAACATTGGTCCGGCAAACGGAGCCAGCCTTACACCAGGAACAACAACGGTCAACGGATGGTCAGCTCTCGACGTGAACAACAAGCCAAGCTGGAACATCACCAACCCTGGTGGAGCGTTTCAGTTTTCAGAAACTTACTCAGGCCCTGGGCTTTCAAATGTAACAACGATTCAGAAACTGACCGAAATAAAACAAATCACCGACACTATCTCTACCTTCTCGCAATAGTCCTAGCCGCCCCAGCAAACGCAGAAACCATTGGCGGTGTTTCAGCTACTGCCGCTCCAACAGCAACTAGCTCAGGAAGCGTTACAAATCAGGCGGTGATGATTGCACCGTCCCAACATCTGACAAATTCTTATGGCAATGGTATTCAGTGCCAAGGCCCAATTCTTACCGTCACCCCTTATGTCAATCGATCCAAATCTTGGCAGCTTCCGTTTGAGGATTATTATGGCGACCCTGTATACGATCTCTCTGATCTTGATGATAATGGGATACTCGATAATCCTGGATCCGTCTTATATGAGATGCCAACGAGAACGGGCCAACGCGATTCGCACAACTGGAGTGGCGGACTTTCGATGCAAATAACCATCCCCTTGGATGGTGGCCTACAAGCACGATGCAAAGCAATGGCTGATGCCAACATCAAACTGCATCAGCAAAACGTAGAAACGCGAAGATTGGAATACGAAATTGCAAGACTCAAGAACTGCGGCGAACTAAAGCTCAAAGGCATTGAGTTTCACCCCAAGTCACCCTATTTTGCTGTGTGCGCCGATGTAGTAATCAAACCCAAGCCAGGGCAAGTCCTACAGCACAAACACGCTATCCCTTCCGTTTCGCCCGTTGGGCTTTCCGGCGCTCCAACACCGATACAGGTTCAACCTTTCGTCCCAACATCTTCGACGCCTTAGTTAGCCCTTTCTTGACCGCAGGCTTGATCAGCTTCAACAAAAACGGAGTGGCCAGACCTGCCGCAACACCAACTGAAGCCGTAAGAGCAACAGTCGTTGCAGCCGGTAATGACGGAACAGCGTTTATCATCTGTTCAGGCAACTTGATTGATTCATATAGGACGAAGCATTTACCGTCCTGAATCTCATAGCTGGAAATTCTTTTGTTACCGCCTTGAATAACCGTTCCGACCTCTTTGGCCCTCAAGGGAGGGCACCTAGGATCCTCGTCAATTGCCGCTTTCGTCTTGGGAAAATTCGGCGTAGCTGGCGTTGGCGCTTGTGGTGTCTCAGGCGTCGAAGGCTTTGGGGTCGGAGCGACTGGATCAGAAACTAGCTTCTCCGGCCTGTAGTCCATCGCATTGAAACCTGGCAGATCCACAATTGGGGCGCCAATGTTCACCGTTACTGGTGGAGCGGTTGGCACCGACAAAGGAGCAGGTCCGTTCCAGCTCCGAATGTCGTTGATCCCAATAGTGCGAATTTCAGGCATTCCCCTGCAATCTGGCAATCAACCGATCCAAATACCAACTGGCCTTGCCT